GCTAGGTATTTTTTAAGAGCAAATCGTCTACTCATATATGGTATTTCTGCTAACTGATTAAATACTCCTGCTCTTGCACCTTCAATTTCAATCTGCCTGTATTGACTAAATGATTGTGGTTCCATAAATTGCAATTCAAAAATTGAAGAATCTACATTTATACCTTTGTACTTGCAAAACATTTTAAATTCTTTATCAAAAATCGGACCAAGATATTGCTGTAATCGTTGGCAGTATTTTGTAAATCGATATTCTTGAATAAATGCAGTTCCTACTCTTCCATCTGTATAACTAGCAGTTCCGTCGTCTGGACCAGTTGGGAGGTAAGAACTAGGAATTCTTAATGCTCTTAAAAGTTTATTTGTAAAATATTTTAAATCATCAATTTGCCCTAAGTTTTCGCCTCCTGGCAATACTTCAACTTTAGATCCACGACCTTCAGCTGTTTGGGCAAAGAAATAATCTTCCATAATTGATAATGGATTATAACTTGCATCCATTATGCTACTGCCACCACCTGTTTTATTTGGTATTCTACGTTGATGGATTTCATTTTTTACACGCTCAACAAAACTCATTGCTTTGTGTGTTGGCATGTTCCCTACATCTATATAAAATACTCTACGTTCTGGTGCTCTTTGTACTCTATAAATTATAATTGAATCTTCTAACAGTTCTTTTTGCTTGTATGTTTTAAAGCATGGATCTAATATACTTGTACCAAACGGCCAATTTGGATCCATACCTTCGGTAAGTGCTAAATGTATAACATGGTTAGCATCTATACCGAATTCTTCTTGTTGGGCGTTCGTGCCTGTATTACTCATTGTATTCGTGCCACTACCGTAAGCACCTCGACTAACTACACCACCTGCCATCATAGTGCTTACACTTAAATATTGCTCGTTGTGTTGAAGAATAGAAGACGCTGTCTTTTCTTGTAAATTTAAGTCTAAATTTCTAACTACGTACTGTTCTATTTTTTTGCCTTCTGAATCATTGATTATAACTTTAGGCACATCTACCGGATTAATCCACATCCATTCATAAGTTTCTGGATCTCTAATAAAAAATTGATCTCCGTATTTTAAAGTATTTCTCATAATTCTAAAAATACGTTTATCCCATTCGTTTATTCTATTCCATTGACTAAGTGCTTTTTCTAGAACTGACACTTCTGATTCGGTTGAATTATCATTCCATTTAATATTAAAAGGTATTCTTTCGTCATCATCAAATTGGGTTGAAAATTCTGCTATCGTATCTAATGCCGCATTAATTTCAGAATCTGAATCCATTTGATCGTATTGAAAATAGCGTTCAACCCTGTTTGGTTGCCCACTATAAACTTCTGGTAAATAATTTGAAAATTTACTATATCTACCTGCTGGTGGCCCATCAGATTGTGCGCCTCGTTGATTTGCAAATTTATAAACTGTAAAATGTTTTTTCCAACTCATATAATTTCTCTGTTTTTAATATTTATCTTGTGTGGTGATTGTTAAGGCACAGAAACCAGTGTTGCTCCGTTAGTATTGCTTTGTGCATTTTTCTTTTTAATTTCTGCTAAGGCTGCCGATGAAAGATCGGTTTGGTTATTCATATCACCTGCTATTATTTCTAGACTAGTATTCATTTTGTTAAAAATTTTTGATAGATATGAAGATTCTAATACTCGTTCCCCATCTACCATTCTTGTAGGAACTGCCCATTCTCTTAGTGTTGTAGTTAAATTACCTAAACCTCTAGAAAACTCATCCATTACATCTGCCATAGGTTCTAATACCTTCGCCCGTATTCCTTTAAGTCCTGCTTCAACATCTTTCATTGCAGGTTCGTATGCTCCTAATAATTGTTGAAGACCTGTAACATATTCTTTAGTTGATTCGGATGCTAATTTTGTTGTATCACTTGATTTTTTTTGGAACTCTTTAGTTTGCTCTGCAAGATTTGTTATATTTTTATAATCAACAATTAAATCGGCATATCTTCGAGCCGCTTCATTATTCATTGCTAATATTTCTTGACCTTGCTGATCGCGTTGATCTCGTTGCCTTGCTAATTGGTTTCCAAAATCTTCATAGGCCCGTGACATTTCGTCAGGCGACATTTTATCTATATTTCTTATAATTTCATTTAACCGTCCTCCTGCTTCACCACTCATAGCAAGAAACTCTCGCATATCGGTTAGTTCTAATCCTGTTCCCATTGCCGCGGCTTGTGTCATAGCTTTTACTAAGTCTGGTGCAGATTCGCCCATGGTTTGTGTCATCATAGCGGCTAAAGTACTAACATTTGCTGTGAATGCCTCACCACCAGCACCTAATGCCCTAGCTCTACGTGCTACTCCTCTTGTACCGCCTGCTTGCATTCCCGCTCGCAAGGCTTCACGTCTATCTCTACCTGTTTGTCTAGCCATTGCATCTGTTTGTATTGCTAAAGTTCGAAATGCTTTTTCAACTCCTACTGCCGCATCTTTACCTGTAACTCCTCGTCGACGTTGTATTTCTAAATATTCAGCAGTAAATTGATTAAGTTCTTGATTTGTTAAACCATATGCTCCAAATTCTTTTGCAGTATCTCTAACTTTTCTAGCTAAAGTAGAAAAATTTACAGCCGCATCCATAGCATTAACACCTAAATTTCTTACAGCAACACCATGTTCCTGGACAACAAGTGCATAATCATCTATTGTAACACCTGCTGAGGCCAATTGTTGTTCTAACTGCAATATACTTGTACCAAATCCTGTTCCGTAGTTTGTTAGATCTAGTAAATTTTTTCTATAACCTTCTGCTACATTGAGTATACCTGTTATAGCTACTCCTGCCAGTTGTAATGGCATAGCAAATTTACCTAATAGTTTACCAAACAAGTTTAAGTTTCCTCCAGTGGTACCAAGCGAACCTATCAGTGAAGAAAAAATACCTCCAGACGCAGTTGGTTTAAACAATGTTGCCAATCGATCCATACCTTTCGATAAATTCGTTAATTCACCTAATTTTTGACCCAACGAGGTAGCAATCATATTTGTACCATATAAAAATGATTTGTTTAATCCTCCAATCCCAACATGATGCATTTCGTGAATTCCTTTACTCACGTTTTTGCTCATACTTGCAATAACTTGTTGTTGTGTGCCTGAGTATTTTTGTCCTGCATTAATTGAAGCAAGAATTTGAGTATTTACAGCAACACTTTGGATTGCGGCGGATATTTGTTGAGCAGTAGAGTCTAAAGCGAACATCGGAATATTACCTATTCCTTCTACATTGAATGTTTGTTGAGCCATTATATACCTATATAAATATTACTTTAAGCATTATAGTATTTATTGGAGGAAAATGTCTGAAAACCCATTATCTGAATATTTTAAAAAACCTGGCATATATGTTAAACTTCCGAGTGAAGGAAACTATTATGACGAGGATATTGCCCTTTCTTCAACTGGAGAAATTGAAATATTACCGATGTCTGCCAAAGATGAAATGCATTTTAAGTCACCGGATGCCTTACTTAACGGTGAAAGTTTAATTAAAGTTATAGCTAATTGCGTTCCAGGGATAAAAAACCCTAGAGAAATTCCATTACCTGACCTTTCTGTTATATTAGTTGGGTTACGTATTGCTACATATGGCAATGACATGAATATATATGCCACTTGCCCTAGTTGTGAAAATAGAGACGAGTTAACATATGATATTTCTCGTTTATTAGATAACATAGATGATATCACTACAAATAACACAATATCTATTAAAGACGCATTAATTTATACAAAACCGTATACGTTAGCGTTACATACTAGAATAGCTATAGCAACTTTTGAACAATCAATGCTAACTGCCAAACTTGAATCTACTTCACAGTCTGATGAAGATGCAATAAAACAATTAGCCGCAGGTTATGCAAAGATAACTGCTTTACATTTTAATCTTTTAGCCGATTCTATTACAAAAGTCGAACTACCCAATGATGTTACTGTTACTAATAAAGAACATATTCGAGAATGGGTAATTAATACCGATAAAAAAACATACAACACAATGCGCGATTTTATTGAAATATTAAATAAAGAAAAAGTAAATAATAATTTTCAACATACTTGTTCAAAATGTAAAGAAGAATTTTCATCTGATATCGATTTCGATCCTACTTCTTTTTTCGGATAAGGCTTTTGCGTCTAGATGACCAAGAAATCGGTCCTTTTCTAGAACGCTACGAAAAGGATGCAGAGGCCTTAATTAAAGAGATTTCACAATTAGTAATATATGCTAATATTGGCTACCAAGAAGCATGGCATATGTCTATTAAAGAACGAGACATACTCGTATCTACATTAACTGAAAAATTAAAAGCCGAAGCAGGAAAACCTGCAGATAGTCAACTGTAACCTATTTGTTTAAGTTGTCTGATCGTACTATTTGCTGAAGTATGTAAAACTCCAATACCGCCAGCTGAGTTAAATTCTGATATATTTTTTCTATGATCATCTATTAAAAGATTAGGACGCTTGTCTTGCCTGTCTATTGCAAAAAGTTGTTTTTCACTTCTGTAAACTACATTAACCTTGTCTGGTGGATGTCCAAATTGTTGTTGCATCCATTTCATTTTATCTGCACTAGCGGTAGGAATTCTATGTTCATCCTTAGGTTTAGCTGTTAAAATAATTGGTTCATAAGGTTTTATAAAATTCCATAAAGTATGAGCATCAGGCATAGTTGGTAATCTAAGAAATATGTCGCTAGGCATGTCTGGCCAATCTTTGTTGTTAAAACTATCACCAACTAAAGACATCGTATACTTATGAAAATCTGCTAGAACGCCATCCATATCACAATAAATTTGAGGAGAGTTAAAATTTGGAATAATTTGTGTTGTTTTCATTTCTATACTACTTACGATGAGCTAACGCTCATCGGATCTTTCAGAAACTAGTTTCTTCAGATCAACAATACCTTATATACTGTATTTAACTAAATTTTAATTATTTCCTGAGTGTCTGGTCACACTTAGCCTGTTTAAGGCTAAGTTAACTATTTCCTTCGGACATAGTACATTCTAATAGAACAACCTTTTGAGGACGAAAATTTCGTTGTCAAAATATAGGTAAGGGCGGTTAGGCTGTACCCTTTTACGTTCTGCTTACCAACGCAGGCCTGTGTAAAGCAATTAGAACTACCTTACAAGCCTTGCAGGTTCCAAAGTTGTCAGGAGAGCCTGCTCGTTGTTTTCTGTTTTGCCAACGGAGATCCGAACGGGCGTACCCGTCCTCAACCGGTCTTACGACAATAGTGGCTAGGGAATACCATTTATTGAAAGGTATTTTACTGGAGCCTGATTTAATGCCCAAAAGTCTTTATAGCCTGTAATTACCCAATGTTTGTATATAATGTGCCTGTTAGTAGTAAAAATATTAAAAAGCCGTTTTTGAAAGCCTATGTATTTGCCTTTACGATTAAATTTTAGTATTAGTAAGTTTAAGTCTTTTTCTTCAGCTACTTGTAGTAACTGTTCTGCCCATTCGTCTAATAATCTAACATCATCATTAAGTAACAGTTGATGAAACGGAAAATCAGCATATGATTTACATTCTACGTTAAAGTATTTCCAATCGTCGGGAGGTATTATATCTCCTCTGAAGGATTGTATTTGACCTTCGGATAAAACTTCTTTACGTGCAACGTTTGAGCCGCCAATATAAGCTCCCGACGAAGGAGTTCGTACAAAGCTCTCATTATATAACTTGGATAGTTCGTTTGCGGTTTCTCTTTCAAATGAGCTACCCTTTGTTTTGCTTTTGCTTGGCATTAAGTATTTTGTGTAATTTCCATGGTGTAAAACAAACAGTACCTAAACTGAAATAATCAGCGCCTTTGCCTTTATAAAAATTAACAATGTCTATATGGTTAATTCCGCCTCCTGCGATAATCTTCACTGAGGGATAATTTGTCTTCAGGAAATCGATGTGTTTCATTGTGTAACTTATCAATTCCTTTCCGCTCAATCCTCCGCCAGTAATAGGCAGGGTGTTGGAACAGTGGATCTGACCAAACCCAATGTCTAATAACCGCTTGATTTCGTCCTCTGTAGATAGGGGTGATATTTTGGCTATACACCATTGTCTCTTATTATCCCAAAACGCATTGTAAAACTTAGTAAGTGTTTTATAATTAATTTCTATTTTATCTGTATTTGGACAACTTAGATTGAGTTCTAAGTTTATATAGTCTGGTATTAATCTTGCAAAGTCTTCCCAATCAATTGGTAGTATTGCGGCAATGCTGATAACTTCTTTGTTATTATGTTTGTACTTATTTAGTCCACGTTGTATACCCGGATTACGAAGTCCGAGTTCGTTTTTCCAACCTTTTTTATTAAAATCATATCTAAGTGTTTTAATAAGTTGCTTAATCAGACCAGGTCTATGCAACATTGTATAGGTACCTTTAACACTAATAGCATTTTCAAATTTGAAATAATTTCCAAATGGAGCCGCTATAAAAAATTTTGTTTGAGAATTAGGCATGCTCTAAAACCTCCTTATCACAACTAAACGTGGTAAATCCATTTTCCTTGACTACGTTAAGTATATCATTCACCCTTCCCACAAGTTCGTCTTTGTGTGATATTAAAAATATATTCTTATTTCTATCTCTTGTAATTCTTTTTAGCTCAGCTAACGCAGATTCAACTCCGCTTATATCCATACCTGAATCTATAAGTTCATCAATAAACAATAAATTTATCGGCGTGTTCATAGATTCGAAAATATCTCTAAATGAGAAACTTAATCCTAAGATAAGTCTGTTTCGCTCTCCTCTCGACAAGTTATCAAAATCTAAATCTCTACCATGTTCTGTAATTTCTACACTCATATCGCTAAGAAATTTAACATAATGTGGAAGACCTAATTTTTGTAAATAATATTTAAGTCTTGTGTTCAAAAAACTAAGATTTTGCTCTATAATCTTCTTTCTTATGAAAGAATCCTTATTTGTTAGTAGTTTAAGTAAAAATTCTTGGTGCTCTTTTAAGTCATCTAATTCGTTAATTTTATTCCAATTAATTTCCTGTAACCCTTTATTTTTTAGTGTTTCAATTTGGTCTATGTATTGATTTATTTCTGTTAATTTATGTTCAAGTTGATTAGATAAAGTATCTAATGTTGTTTTATGATCATATGCTTTGCTTATGCTATCATAATGAGCAATAGGTTGTTTGCCTAATTCACCTAATTCTTTCCTTTCAGATATTACAACTGTATGATCTTTTTCATATCCTTTAAGTTTGTTTGTTTTATCATTTAGTAATTTTTTGTGTAACTCGTCATCTAATGGTTTATTACAAACATAACATGCTTCATCTTTTATGCTTGATAGATCCTGATGTAACTTGGTTATTTTGGTGTCTAGTTGTGTTAAATTCGCGTCTAGTTGCAACGTTTTTCGTTGCTTAGTACTATATACCTCTAAGTCCTTATGTGCTTGTAACTCGTCATTAATGTTTATTTCAGCAAGTTCTAACAGTTTAGTCTTTAATTCTTCTATATCTTCTGTATGTTTTTTATTCCATATATCATTGCGCCGTTGTAAGTCTTTTATCGAGCTTTCAATTTGTTGGTTTGCTTGCTGTATACCGCCTATTTTGTATTCTTCTTCTTTATGTTCTTCTTTTGTTTCACGTACTAAATCTTTTAGTAATGCCGCCTTTTCAGATAATAAAGTAATTCCTAATAACTCTTCAATTAAATTGCGTTGATCATTTTGCTTCATAGCAAGAAACGGTTCTGTGTATGTATTAAGTGCCATAATATGTTTAAACATATTATGAGACATACAAAGAATTTTATTAATTTGTTCCTGTGTTAATTTACTTTCTCCCTGTCCTTCATCAGTTTCGTCAATTTGCTCTGCATCATTAACAAAAAATCTACATACACTAGGTTTTCGTCCACGTTCTATTCTATAGGTTATATTATTATGTACGAATTCAATCATGACAAGCATATGCTTGCCATTTGTTTTGTTTATTAAATTATCACGCTTAATGTTTGTTAATGCTTGGCCATATAAACCGTAAGATAATGCATTCACAATGGTAGTTTTACCTGTTCCATTGCGTGATCCGTCACCACCCAAATCTAAATTGTTTCCAAGAACTAATGTTAATCCAGAATCGCTTAACCTAACTCCCTGAGTTACATTGCCTACACTCATGAAGTTTTTTAGTGTAATTTCTTTAATTGTCAACATGGAATTATTATACAGTCAATTGGGTATAAATGTCAATAAGTTTTTGGTTACTTATATGGGTAGATTTAATTGCAGTCAATTCGCTTAGTACAATTTGATCTACTGATTCAAAAATAGCGCCGTCTCCGGCTGACCAATCGTCAGCATATTCATCCTCTCTTTGTGGCATTAATATAATTTCTCGTAAATTGTATTTTTCTGTAAAAACTTGTTTTATGTGGGTTGCTTCTTCATATGATATATCTACATCAAGTGTAACTCTTATATATGTTTTTGGTTTTAAATATTTTTCAGGGTCATCAACAAGAGTACTAAGATTAAGTGATTTAAAGGAAGGAGCATTTGGCCATGCTTTGTATTTTGGTTCTTCTCCCCACTCTAATATCATCATACCTCGATCATCTTGCCAGGTATCCGAATAATTATGTGGGAATGTGTTGCCCATGTATATAACATTTTTTTGTTGTTGGCGACTATGAAAATGACCAGAGAACACATATTCTTGATTTTTAAAATGTGTTTTTTGTAATCCTCCTGTGTCTGGCATGGCTATTAATTGATTCATTTGGAATCCACCAAGTTCAAAGTGTCCAAATATATACCTAGATTTTATACCAGGCATTTCTTTCCATTCATCTTGAACCAACCAAGGTATTATGCTTACGTCGCCTTCTGTAAAAATACTATTTACAATGTGTACATTATCATATAAACTACCAAATGCTACACTATTAATTTCACGTTTATCTCTATAAAATAGATCATGGTTGCCCATTATTACAAAGACATTTGTAAATGCTTTAGATAAAAATTCTAAGTTTGACATTGTATAATTCATAGTGCTAACATTAATAGATGCTCTATGATGATGCCAATCACCTAAGAATATGCAAGTCTCACAATTTGCTTTTTTGGCTTCTTTAATAAACCATAATACAAATTCTTCACAATCTGTATTATGTTGTCTACTATTATTTCTTAAGCCAAAATGAATATCTGTGAAACAAGCAACCTTTTTAAAAAGATTACTCATCTTAGTATTGTTCCTCTATTTGTTTTTTTAGTTGTTGTTTTTCTTGATATTCAACTTCTGCTCTTTCACCTGCTTCAATTGTATGTTTCATTTGTCGAGTATAACTAGGATTATGCCCTGCCTTTTCAAGTAAGTCATCTCGTATGTTTTGGTTACGTTTTTCAATATTTAATATTCTAGTAAATGAATTAGTAACTGCGGCTGTATAATAAGCAAAAGGATTTTGGCTTTTGCTTTCATCAAATTGTAATGCAATTTGTGATAACTGTAATAATGCTTGCGAACGCATTTCGTCTACATAAGTATATCCTCGCCAGTTAGCTCTGGTAGAATATCTATCACATAATTTTATAAACATTTTTGCTAAGTGATCTGTTAAGTATCCGTGGTCAACTTTGAATGCGCCTGTTTTTCGATCGCCTTTCCAATGTGATCGAGCAACCTCACGACCTTTAGCACTTACATGCTTAAATGGGGGGAAGTTAACCTTTGCGTGATGATCTGCTTGAGTTTTAGGTTTGTTTTTTCTTCCAGGTTCTAAAGGAATGTGATCAAAGGACATAAGCCTAAATATTAATTCTGTTTCTTTGTGTTTTAATGTTCCGTCGTACTTAAATTCGTTTAGTTTAGGTTTATCGCCTTTTTTTCCGGAAAGTTGAAAACTAAAAAGCTCTTTATCAAATGCCTGAACTGCTTTTCTATTAGCTCGTATTTGTAAAGATGTTTCTAATAATTCTTCTGTTATTTCGTCTTTATCAAAAATAATTGCATCGTAAAAATAATGTTTTTCTTTATCATTTATCCAGCAATATGTAAATTTTGATTTATGTATTTCTCTTAATAAGTCTTTATTGTTTAAGTAATTAGCCATAATAATACTCCAGTAGTTTACTACTATTATACATTCAACCCGCCAAAAGGTCAATGATTTTCGGTCTATAAATATAGTAAAGAGATTGTAAATGAATATTACAGAATTGCTGAGCGAAGATCATACACAGAAAGTTGTTGTTTTTTATGGTGGAAGATTTCAACCTATGCATAAGGGTCATTACAAAGTATATAAATTTTTAGCCGATAAGTTTGGTGCTGATAACATATTTATCGCCACAATGTTTGGTAAAAAACAACAAGCAATGCATGATGAAAACGATTATTCAAGAGATCCGTTTACTTTTCCTGAGAAGCAACATATTATATCAACAATGTTTGATATACAAGCTGACCATATAGTAAACACAATGCCATATAGGCCTAACATTGAATTAATAGGACGAGACCCGTATACTACGGCAGTGATACTTGCATTTAGTGAAAAAGATATAGGAAGGTTAGGTCCCGGAAACGTGTTACAGCCATATAATGATGGTGCTAAGTTAGAAAGTAGATTAGATCCAGACACAAATGCAGAACGAGTTTATTATATGACCGTTCCAACATACGAAGATGATATGAGTGCAACTAATTTTAGAGATGTTATGCGTTCTAGTGCATCTGATGAAGACAAAGGAAAAGTATTTATGAAGTTTTTTGGTAAATGGGATGGCAACATCTTTACAATGATAGATAAGAGGATTAACTAATGGGATGGTTTGATGAAGGAGGAGCGAAAGCGGAACTAGGTAAAATGTTTTCTTCTAGTCCCCAGGATGCTAAAGATCATAGAGTAAGAATTTCGGTACCGCCTGGAAACAAAAGTGTGTTTGGTGGTTCGATGTCTGGTGGTGGTATTGATTTTAGTAAAGGACTATGGGAAGGTCTCTCAGGAGGCGGCGGTAATACTGGCGGGTCGGCAGGAGATGCTAGTGAAATATTAGCACCTATCCGCAGAACAAGAGGTATAGTATTTCCGTATACTCCTACAATGAACATACAACATATGGTTGAATATATGGATTATGATTTAACTCATACTAACTATCAATTTAGCGGTTTTAGTAAATCACGACCACCACAAATTGACATATCAGGTGTGTTTACAGCACAATCCGACGCAGAAGCAAAATATATGATAGGTGCTATACATTTTTTACGTACTGTTTCTAAAATGCATTTTGGTGAAACCTCTGCTACTCCGGGAAAACCGCCTCCTGTATTACGGTTTTATGCATATGGCGATTTAATGTTTAAAAATGTACCTGTGATTATACGAAGTTTCTCACATGAATTACCAAATGAAGTAGATTATGTTGATGTAGAAATACCATACAGTGGTGGTAAAAAAATTGGAAGTAAAGATTCCGATTCGGGAGTATTTAAAACTAAAGTACCATCTATTATGAGCGTGTACATTGGATTAAGTATACAACATAGACCAAGTGATGTACGTACAAAATGGAATTATAATAACTTTAGAAAAGGCATGCTTGTTAAAAACGAAGGATTCGTATAATGGCTGGTTATTCTACAAACTATAAACAAAGTAGTGTATATGCAACAACCCCAATGACAAGTCGATATTTGGGTGTGTTTAATCCGCCGGATGTATCAGAGCAGGGAGATGAACTAACTGTTGCCTTACAACAACGACATAATTTTAGACCAGATATTTTAAGCAACGAATTATATGGTTCTCCTAGGCTATGGTGGGTGTTTACATTTTTTAATAGAGATATATTAAGAGATCCGGTTTGGGATTTTAAAGCAGGCACCAGTATAAAAGTTCCCTCCCAAGATAATATTAGCAAGTATATTCAATAGGTAAAATATGGCGGCTTTTCAAAATGTTATAACACAACCCAAAGTAAGTGGCGGTAGAGGATCTGTTATTGAGAAACCTGGCGATCGACTGAAAAGTAGGCTAAGCACTCCGATAAAAGAAAACCCTCAATCAGGCGGATGGAGTCCTGGTGTCGGAAACAACGATAATGATAAACCGTTTTCAGCTAATCCGTCTCGCTCAAAAGAAAAACTAATAATAGACTGGGTGGAAAATCCATTAACAAATACACAATCATTTACATACCATCTTCGTTTGACAATGTTATCACCAAAAGATAATAAAAAAATCGGGTACACAGCGGCTCAAACGTTAAACAGCGAAAATGGTATTGTTGTTGCTGAAACCGGAGTAACGAGCAAATTTAACATAACAGATTTAGAAACAACTCATGTAGTAAATTGGACACCTTTAGCAAGAGCGGCATATGGGTTAACTGCTACAATGACAATTGTTGAACCGTTAGGAGTTACTCTTTTAGATAATATTGTACGAGGTGCAAAAAATTTAGGAATAAAAAATCATACAACAGATGCCGTATATTTACTAGAAATATCCTTTATGCAATCTGATGATGCACAAGTAGAAGAAGGTAAAGGAGGGTTAGATTATCATTTTATCTATGTCATGGCAATAACCGATTTTACTATTGCAGTTGATCAAGGCGGAGCAAACTATTATTTAAAATTAGTAGAAATTTCTCAAATAGCATTACGAGATAGTGTTCAAAATTTAAAGTCGGCATTAACAATAAAAGCAAACACGTTAGGACAATTTACTGTTGCTCTTACTAAAGAATTAAATGAGTTATCGGCAAAGGAAGCAGGAACTAATTCTAAATTTCCTGATACGTATAATATAACAATTGACGAAACATCTCAAAAAATGTCTCGATGGATATTTGGTGGAAAATTAACATCTGCTGGTGCTCCAAAATATAAACTTGATCCGTCAGGTGACGGTGGACTTAATTCTACTTTCTACACAGGAAACAGTATTGTTGATATTCTTAGTGTAGCAATTGCGGCAACAAAAGAAATGCAAGAATTACCGACGGTAAGTGGTTCTTCAGCAAAATCATCCGGTGAAGATGATGAAAGAAAGGATTCAGATCCGCGATTATGGTTTAGAATAGTACCCGAAGTCAGAATTTCAGGGAATTATGATTCAGTAAGAAAGGTTAATCAAAAAAACTTTATATACAAAATTAAACTAGAAATAAATGAAAAAGTTGGTGATATGAGTGGTGGATTTTCAGTTGATAAACCAGAGCAAATAGCTCGATTACGAGAATTCGCAGAACACAAATTATTAACAAAAAAATATATGTATATGTATACTGGACAAAATACCGAAATATTAAATTTTGATATAAAATTAAATAATACATATTGGATAGTAAAACAAAGATATGACGGAATGTATAGCAATCCTGATACCATTTTAAGTCAATCTCCAAATGCAGAAGAAATTAAAGAGCCGTCAATTAATCCTCCACCGGGAACGAAAATGGCATCACCTGTTCAAGAAGTTGCTGAATCTCCGGCATCAGCAAAACCTGCAATGGCAGCAGGCCCACATGGTTACCTTCAACAAGACGATTTAAATTCTTCTGTGATGGCACCCGAATCTGGACAGTTTTTATCAGACCCAACAACAAAAACCGAGCCAGGGAAATTTAAATACCTCGAATCATTTTCTGAAGAAGATGAAAAAGAAGAAAATAATTGGTTTGTACCACAAAGAAAACCAGCAGTTATTGAATCCAAAACCAAAGGTTTTGTTAATGTTGCAGGTCCTAGTGCTTTTAAATTTGGTGCAGTATATGCAGACATGGCAAGTTCAGCTGACTTAGTTGAAATACAATTAAATATCATCGGAGATCCTTATTGGTTAGGCATGTCTAATATTAATAAACAATACCAGAATGTAGGAAAAAATGTTGCCGCTCATTATGATAGTGGATCTAACTTGTTTTATTTTAAATTATTAATGCCACAAGAACACGACGAAACAGGCGATACTGTAATATCTGATAGTTTTACTTTAAGTGGAATATACGGAGTTAGAGAAGTTATGTCATCATACAATAATGGAGGATTCACTCAACATTTGTATGGGTATAGAAGTTTAGCATCAAATTATGATTTATTGAAAGAAATATTAGATGCCACAGAAGAAGAACCAAAGAAAAAAGAAAAAGAAAAAGAAGGAAAAGAATCAACTTTCTCAGCAAGTGATAATCTAAATAAAAAGTCGACAGTGATTGCTGCTCCGACACCTCTGGATAGAGGAAAAGGCGCACAATGACAAATTTAGGAAAAATTAATGGCATATGAATTAGAAGTTACAACACCAACAAGTGAAAAAACACAACTAGGACAAGCTCCACCTGTTGGTTCAGTAGCAGGATATGGTGAAGATCCAGTTGGTAGTGTTTATAGTTTTACAGCAACCGGACATGACATAACAGATAGGCATATTGCCAGATTACATCCGAAAATACGAGAAGCAGTATCGGCGTTTATTAGAGGATGCCTTTCGGATAATGCAATACAAAAAACAATATACATAAACGAATCTGTTCGATCTGCTTCAGCACATGATGCATTAAAAAAAGCAGGTAAAACTACTACGGAATATAAAGAATCGCACCATTCAACTGGAACAGGATTTAAAATTATTTTACCGGCCGCATCACCAGATTTTGAATACATGACCACGAGTCTAGTCGATCCTACAATTTCAGCAGGTAACTTAACCATTTGGGGGCTTATTGGTGCAAAGGCAATTGCTAATAGTTTATATTGGAGTGGCACAAACGGATGGAATTATGCACATTTTGAATTTAGAGATTGCAGTACCCAACCAGGTGCTTCAAAATATCATATACGAAGTAAAGAATATACAGATGCTGATGGTTGGTTTAACTTATACTGTCCACCAGCGTAAGGAAGAAAAATGACAACAGATGCAAGAACACCAGCACAAGAAGGAAGACCTGTTTATGGAATATATCATGGCATAATTCAGGATGCCGCTGATAGTGATCGAATGGGCAGGATAGCAGTATATATACCTGAATTTAAAGGTCCACCACAACTAAAATCTAGTTGGACATATGTAGATTATATGTCGCCATTTGCAGGATCGACTAGTGAATTTGAAACAGACGACGTTAAATCTTTCGATAGTACTAAAAAAAGTTATGGTATGTGGATGGTCCCGCCTACAAAAGGTACTCTTGTTATTATTGGTTTCCTTGGAGGTGATATTAATCACGGCGTACTTATGGGCTGTTTATATCATCAGGAAAAAAACTTTACAGTTCCTGGTATACCTAGTGCTGATAATTATGATGGAATAGGTCCTGCCGCAGAAAGAAATATAAATGATTCTCAAAATGTATTACGCCCCCAACACGATCCTATGGTTAATGCTTTAAAAACCCAAGGGTTAACATCTGATGCTATTCGAGGAACAACCACTAGTGGGGCAAGACGTGAATCGCCAAGTAGAGTTTTTGGAATCCTTACGCCCGGACAACACCAATTTGTTATGGATGATGGTAATAGTGAAGGCACTGATAGTATGATTCGTCTTAGAACAAGAAATGGTGCCCAAATTATGATCAATGATGAACATGGTATGATTTATATTATTAGCAGGGACGGTTATAACTGGGTCGAACTAAACAATGATGGAAAAATTGATGTATATGCTAAGGGCAGTATATCAATGCATTCCAATGAAGATATAAACATACATGCAGATAATAATGTTAATATTCATGGGGGCAATGGTGTTAATATTCTTAGTCAAGGCAAAGATGGAA